GCTTCTCGGTCAGACTGTCCGGGTTTAGGTTCTCCTCAAAGGAGTTGACGCCGCTGTCGTCGCTGGGGTTCTCCACATTAAACAGCCGGTCATAGATCCGGGCGGTCAGGGGGGTGTTTTCTTTGGCGCTGACCCAGTGAATGGTGCCGCGTACCTTGCGCCCATCCGGGGCGTCGCCGCCAAAGGTGGCCGGGTCGTAGGTGGCGTGCACGCAGGTCACATTGCCATTTTCGTCTGTGTCATAACCGGTGCAGGTCACCAGGTAGGCCTTGTACAGCCGTACCTCGTTGCCCGGGTACAGACGGCGGTATTTCTTGATGGGCTCGGCCATAAAGTCGTCCCGCTCAATGTACAGCTCCCGGCCAAAGGGCACGGTGCGCTTGCCGTATTCCGGGTGGTCCGGGTGGTATTCCACTTCCAGGGCCTCGGTCTTGTCCTCCGGGTAGTTGTCGATCACCAGCTTAATGGGGTCCAGCACCGCCATGGCTCGGGGAGCGGAGGTGTTCAGGTGCTCCCGTACGCAGGCCTCCAGCAGGGCAAAGTCCACCACGCTATACGCCTTGGACACGCCGATGCGCTCGCAGAAGTCCCGTACCGCCTCCGGCGGATAGCCCCGGCGGCGCATACCGCTGAGGGTGGCCATACGGGGATCATCCCAGCCGCTGACAATGCCGTCCTGCACCAGCTTTAAGCACTTGCGCTTGCTGGTGAGGGTGTAGTTCAGGTTCAGCCGGGCAAACTCGATCTGGCGGGGCTTTTGCCCTTCGATCAGCTCGTCTACAAACCAGTTGTACAGCGGGCGGTGGTTTTCAAATTCCAGAGAACACAGAGAGTGGGTCACGCCCTCTCTGGCGTCCGACAGGGGATGGGCAAAGTCATACATGGGATACACGCACCATTTGTCGCCGGTGCGGTGATGGTGGGCGTACATAATGCGATAAATGATCGGGTCCCTCATATTCAGGTTGGGGGAGCTCATATCGATTTTGGCACGCAGCACCTTGCTGCCCTCCGGGAACTCGCCCTTGCTCATGCGCATAAACAGGTCCAGGTTTTCCTCCACGGAGCGGTTGCGGTAGGGGCTCTCTTTGCCCGGCTCGGTGAGGGTGCCCCGGTAGGCGCGCATTTCCTCCGGCGTCAGCTCGCAAACAAAGGCCTTGCCTTTCTTGATCAGCTTGATGGCGCAGTCAAAGAGAAAGTCAAAGTAGTCGGAGGCGTAGTACAGGTTGTCCCACTGAAAGCCCAGCCATTGAATGTCCTCTTTGATGGCGTCTACATACTCGGTGTCCTCTTTGGTGGGGTTGGTGTCGTCCAAGCGCAGATTGCACACGCCCTTGTACTTTTCCTTTACCCCAAAATTGATGCAAATGGCCTTGGCGTGGCCAATGTGCAGGTAGCCGTTGGGCTCCGGGGGAAAGCGGGTCTGTATGCTGCTATATACCCCGTCCTCCAGGTCTTTATCAATAAAATCGTGGATAAAATTAGAGTTTTCTCTGATCTCCTCAGCCATGGTACTCCTCCTTGTAGTGCGCCAGTGCGGCGTTTAGTCTGGCTTGTGCGGTCTCTTGCCCCAGCAAAGCCAGTATAGCGTGCAGGTCCGGGGTGTTGGTGCGCCCGGTGAGCGCCACTCGGATCACGGTAGACACATCGCCTACATGGCCCTTGAACGCTGTGGGGTCCTGCTTGTATTCTTTCACATTGGGGGTGCAGCCCACCTGCGGGCACAACGCCTTGATCTTGGCAAACCAGGTGTCTTTGTCGTCTGCGGTGTCCACCAGGTCTTTGTACTGCTCCAGCACCTGTACTGCCAGTGCCGGATTCGCATTGCCGGTCAGGTCGTAGCAGGGGGTAAAGGTTTGGTCGTAGAAATAGCTGATGTAGTCCGCCAGATCACTCCATTTGGCAATGTCCTTGCGGGGCTTTTTGCCGCCCCGGTCAATGCTGAGCACTGCCACCGCGTAGGCCGGATCGCTGTCAAACAGCGCGGCCAGTTCCGGCTGGTGCCGATCGGCCCAGGCGTGGGCCAGGTCAAACACTTCCTGTGCAGTCATTTTGCTGATGACGGTCTTGGACACATCCGTCAGCTTGGCCATATCAAACAGGGCACCGGACACGCTCATTTTCTTTAAGTTAAAGGGGAAGTCTGCCAGGTCTGCTGTGGGGTTGGCACGCCGCCAGTCCTCAAAGTTGGAGTTGGCAATGGTCATCATATATTCGTTGACCGCTGCCGCCGGAATACCCATTTGGTCGTAGTAGGTAACGGCCGCTTCCGGGTCCTTGCGCTTAGAGAGCTTGCGCTTGCCGCCGTTTTCTTCCTTAAGAATGGGGGCAATATGGGCGTATTTCACCGGGCGGAAGCCTAAGAGCTTGAACAGCTGCAGGTGCAGGGGCACAGAGGCGATCCATTCGTCACCCCGCACCACATGGGTGGTTCGCATCAGGTGGTCGTCCACCGCGTGGGCAAAGTGATAGGTGGGAATGCCGTCGGTTTTCAGCAGCACCACATCAATTACATTCTCCTGCATTTCAATTTTGCCTTTGATCAGATCGTCAAAGCGCACCTTGCCCTCCGGCTTGCCGGGAGAGCGCAGGCGCAGGGTCCAGGGCTTGCCGGCGTCTATATTGGCCTTGATTTGGTCGTAGGTCAGATCCCGACAGTGGGCGTAGGGACCCCAGTAGCCTTTAATGTCCTCGTTCTCCTGCCGGGCGTGCAGGTCTTCCAGTTCCTCCGGGGTGCAAAAGCAGGGGTAAGCCAGCCCTTCCTCCACCAGAGATTTGCCGTAGCACTGGTAAATGTCTTTGCGCAGACTTTGGGTGTAAGGGCCGTAGGCGCCGCTTTCGCTTCCGTCCCCCATCACGCCTTCGTCCGGTGTAATGCCGTAGATTTGCAGCGCAGAGAGCATGGTCTCCACCGCGCCCTCTACCTTGCGCTTTTGATCCGTATCTTCCACCCGCACATAGAACACGCCGTCGGTGCAGCGGGCAGTGCGGTATGCCGCCGCACAGGAAAACAGATTGCCAAAGTGCAAAAAGCCTGTTGGGCTGGGCGAAAAGCGGCTGACTCTGGCGCCCTCTTTCAGCTGCCGGGGCGGGTATTTGGCTTCGTAATCCGCCGGGGTCATGGTAATATGGGGAAAGAGCAGCGCTGCGATTTTTTCATTTTCCGTCATGATTTCACCTACTGTTCCGGCCAACGGGCGATAGCGCCGTTTTGCGCCGGATATAAAATTACAGCCTATTATGACATATAAATAGAAAATAATCAATATAAAAGGCGGGATTTTTCTTGAATTCTCCCGCTTTTTATGGTAAATTAAAATCAAATCTGCACCGGGAGGCAAAAAAGATGGCTGCATTACCCAAGGACCCGTTTATTTTGTTTAGCGTAATCAATACCAAATTGCGGGATTTTTATCCCAGTCTGGACGCTCTGTGTGCAGACTTGCAGGTGGACCGGGCGGCGCTGGAGGCCCAGTTGGCTGCCATCGGCATGACCTATGACCCGTCGCAAAACAAATTTCTGTAAAAAACACTTGCAACCGCGCGCATTTTGTGTTATCCTATTGTAGCAATAAATCGAGGTGTGGCTCAGTTTGGTAGAGCACCACGTTCGGGACGTGGGGGTCGCAAGTTCAAATCTTGTCACCTCGACCAAAAAGGACGGCTTTTTTAGCCGTCCTTTATTTCTTCCTGTTTCCATTTTTGGCTTAGTTAAGCCAAATTTCCGCTTGTGTAAAAAATGAGAGAAAATAAAAAACTTTTGGCGTTGCAGTACTCGTTGCAGTACTTGGTAATGCGAGGTATAGAAAAAGACCGGGCAGTTACTGAACTACCCGGCCTTTTTTTACATCAGCATTGTCGGTATTGGAATTATGCGGATAATGTCACCATTTTTGGCTTTAATGCCAACAGAAAGTTGTTTGTAACGCAATCCATCATCCACTAAAACAGCTTCGATGATCACATAGTCCGCAGTTTCAACCAAATCTTTGGTATCTTCCACAATCATTTTTCATTCCTCCTTTGTTTTTTGTTATACTACAAAGGAAGATGTGTTGTCAAGCGTTTTTCATTGAACTTGGTAAAAATTGCAACTTACTCACTTGCCTCTATTTTTAGCCCAGTAAAGTTCATAGCTTCAAAAATCCTGTTAATATGCTCGAAAGCTATGTCCTGTATTTCATCAAGGCAATGATCAAGAATATAATCTCTTAGCTCTTTTGTATCCTCCGGATGCATATTACATTCATAAATAAATTCCGCAGTTGCGCTTACGATTTTTTCAGCGTCCTTCTTATCCTTTTCATACACAGACGCATTAAAAGCCAGCAGTAGAGTATCATCATCCCCATTCAATGGGAATTTGGGTGAAACAAAGCACTCTATTGCCAATTCTTCTTTTCCATCCTTAATCAACTTAGTATCAACTGCAATTTGACTTATTTTGTATGCTTGCAATTTCAAATTATA